TGTCGCCAGATCAGGGCCAATCCGAACCGTGACCGCCATTACCGGCCACCACGAGCGCGGAGTAGTTCCCGCACGACATGGCGGAACATGTCTGGGTCGTCCCGTAAGAACTTGGCAGCATTTTCGTAGAGGTACTGCAATCCCATCGACATGACCTCGCTGCCGTCGTCGCCGTAGTCCTTGCCGATATAGGGATGGATGAACTTGTCTGGCCGCGCCATCTCATCGAGGTCATAGCCCGATCCGGGATACAGGTCGGACAGACGCTGTGCAGCCTCACCCGCTGTACGGCGTGCGACGAACTCCCGCGATCGGCGCAAGAGTTCGCGATTCTTGTCTTCTAGGAAGTGCCCCAATTCGTGAGCCATCACGTCGCCGCCCGCGCCGCTCCGCATGTTGACTGTGTTGCTTAGGTAGTAACTTGCTTCGCGCGCCAGGCCCGCAGCGGCCCGGTCGCGGTAGATGCGAACGATGTCGGAGTAGCCCAGTGCGTCACCAATGACGCGCTTGAACCACGTCTCGCCCTTGGTCCATTCGGGCGTCTTGTCGGCGGCCTTGCTCCAGATGGTTCGCATCTTGGATGGCGTCGGCGCGTGAAACAGGCTCCGCATCTTCTCGGCAGACTTGATGTGGGCGGCCGTGTATTTATGGCGCAACTCTTCGGCCTTGACCAGTGCATCGGTCGCCTTGCGATTGAGTTTGCTGCGCTCATCGCCAAACGGGAGCGCCTGAGCCTGGGCACTATAGCGCGCGTAGTCGCTCATCAGCGTGTCAATCTTGGCCCCGAGCGCCGCCTGGGACTGCACCATCGTCGTCACCTTGGCCGCGAGTGCATCGACGTTCGCCTCGACCTCATCTGTTGGCGTCAGCGGTGCCGCTACTGGTTCTGTCTCCGGCTCGGCCGCTTCCCAGTCAGGATGCCACACCCGCCTGATACAGCGGCACATCACCGTCTCGCTGGCCGGTAGCCGTGGGTCGTGTGGCCCGTCGCAGTTATGCCCACCCACCACGAAGTCCTGGTCGAGGGGGATGGCGTTCTCTTTGCTGTAGCGCCGACCAGCAGCGGCATGGCTGGGCCGCACCCGCGCATCGTCCGCGCTATCCCACCACTTCTTGAGGTCCGGCACATCCTCGGCCAGTGACGCGGTGCGCGCCCGGTCAGCAATCTGGAAGGTCGCCAACATCTCGTTGCGCTGGATACGCTCGGCCTGGTAGGCGATGGAGCCGAGGCGGCCGGTCTGCCGATCGGGCTGGGTGGCGAGCAGTCGTGACACGTCCTGCATGACGCGGTACGGTGACGTGCGCCCGGCCACGCCCATGACCACAGCGCGGTTCGCCTGCGCCATGAAGTCCGCGCCGACGCGACTGATCATCTGCCCGGCCAGCGACTTGGCGACGGCCAGTTGGGTCAGGTCGATGTCGCGCAGTCGGAGGTCGATGCCGGCCGCGTCCAGGGCGGTAGGCGTGATGGCGTCACCGGCTGCCCACGCCAGGTCGAGCGCGCCGCCCATCATCGGGCCCATGCGCCGCACCAGCGTGCCGGCTGCCCGCTCGATGGCCCCCTGCAACTGCCCTAACTGGAAGGTGCTGTAACTGTCGCCGCTCGCCAGTTGTGCGAGCTCGGCTATCACGTCGCGGCGCAGGCTGGTCAGGAGCCGGGCCATGTCGCGCGCCTGCTGATCGGTGAGCCGGTCACGCTGGCGCACGAGGCGGTCCACGGTACGCCGGTAGCGTTCGTCAGGCGTGAGGCGCGCGGCCTCGACCAGTGCGACCACGGCTACGAGATTGGCGCATACGCGACACGAAAGTTTCCAGCCGACATGACCACGGTGGCACTGGGTTCCTGTGCGATCACGGACTTCATGACGCGGCGGCGCATTGTCGGCTGCACAGACGTGGGCGTGTGATACGCGTGCTTGAGCCTGCGGCCCCCTCGTTGGCGGTCTGGCTCAAGAGAGGTAATCAAACTCAAGCGGCGATAGTCACCGTCCGGCGTTGATGGACCACGCGATTCCCACCATGCAGAACGCAGCACAATGTTTTCCATAGCGCCCTCCTCCTAACACGAGAACGCGCCCCGCCGTCCATCGGCCTCAGTCAGCCGCCGAGCGACCATTCAGCCCCACCGGCACCCGCTCGTCATCGGTTTCGTCCTCATCAGCCTGGTCTGCGGCTGCCTGCCGGTCGAACATCGCCAGCGCCTTCGCCTCGCGCTCGGCGGCCTCGGCGCCAATGGCGGCCTGCATGTCCTCCAGGTCCACCTCGACGCCCATCTGGCCGTACAGCACGACGACGGCCCGCTGGGCCGACGCCATGTCGGACAGGCCCGCCGTGGTCAGCGCGGCCAGTGCGGTCGCGGCACTGGCGAGCGTGTCGGCCGATACCTTCATGTCCTTGCCGCGCAGTTCGGGCAGGGTGACGGTGAACGGCCACGGCGCCGGGATGCCGGTGGCGGGCTCAGGCGGGCGCTTCGGCAACTTGCCCGCCATCTCCGCCTGATCGGCTACATACGCCAGCACGTCGGTCAGCATGGCCCTGACGATCTTCTGGCGCAGGGTGAGGCGCTTGAAGGCCGGCTCGCCTAACTCCTGAGCGGTGGCGCGGTTCACGTCATCGGTGCCCGAGAGCCACGTCTTCGGGATGCCGGCGCCGGCCGCGATGGCGTCCCGCATCAGATCGACGCTGGCGCTGGTGTCGGCGGTGTTCAGGCTGGGCGCCACCACATCCCACGCGATCTTCTCGTTATGGGCGCGCACGCTGCCGGGCTTGGGGCTGGGGTTCTTGGCGAGCCACTCCTGAATCTGCCCCTCGGTCATGCCGGTGAGCGTCACATCCCAGACGAACGACTTGATGAGCAGTTGGCGATCGACCTCGTTGAACAGGATCTGGTCGAGCGCGTCAATCCAGTCGGCCAGGCACAGCAGATCGGAGCGGCCACGAGTCGCACCCGGCACCGTGTTGATGCGGAAGACGAACGCGCTGCCGAGGTAGGGCTTCTCGGCCCCACCATCGGTGTACGTCTCACCGTCACGCGCCCCGACCAATCGCCCATAGGTGGCGCTGAAGGGGTCCAGGTCCACCGCGACGGCCTTGAGGCGGGGTTGCTCACCGGCTGCCCCGGCCAGCACCACGTCGGTGACGAGCAGCGGGTTGTGGCGATCGGTGAGGATGGCGGCCACGCTGCCAGGGTCCACGTAGCCCAGTTCGACCGCGCCGCTGGTCGGGTTGGTGGCGACGGTCCAGACCGCCTCACCGAACAGGTTGAGGCCGAGGATGCGCTCGTGGATGAACAGGTCCAGATTGTTGCGCGGGTAGTGCCAGAAGCCGTCGAGGATGGGCGCGAGGGCGGGCGGCGCATCGTCGGCCGTCTCGATGGTGACGCCTTCGCCCAGCACGTAGTCGCGGATGAGTTCCGGCACACGCTTGCCGACCGGGTTGATCTCGTACAGCTCCCAGACACGCTCGCGCACCTGATCGTTCGTGGTCGGGCTGAGGTCGCGCTTCGTCCTGCCGCCCAACTGGCGATAGGCCGAGCCGCCGCCCTGCGCGACGGTGAGCGCGGCGTCAGGGTCGTAGCCCAGGCTGACGCCGGTCGCCTCGTACAGCGAGGTATGCGTCAGGTCGGCGGCCACGAGGGGCTGCGCCGCGGCGCCGGTGATCAGGTTATTCCACCACGAGGCGAGGCCCATGCTGCTCCTATCGTCCGAACAGGCGACGTGACGGGCGGGTGTAGGCGGGTTCTCGGTCGTAGCCGGCGCCGGCGGCCACGGGCACCGACAGGGACGCGACCACATAGCGCAGCGCGTCGAGCCGGTGGAACATCTCCTTGTTCTTGATCTTCTCAAGCGTCTCGCCGACCTCATCGACCTCGCGGCTGTAGGTGCCGAGTTCGTCGAGCACGCCCGCGCAACTGTCGAACACGAACAGGCGGTCAGCCTTGAAGAGCGCAATCACGCGGTCGATGCCGGCCTCGACATCGGACACAGGCGGCTCCTGTATCCAGACACCGGCCTCGCCCCAGTCCATGCGCGGCTGGTCCTCGCTCTTGGCACCACCCGTGTAGGTCAGCACGTTGGTCCCGGCGGCGGTGGCGAGGGCGCGGGCGGCGTGCTGGCCGGAGGTCTTGCCGCCGCCGTGCGTCTCGTGGAACAGGTAGTAGATATCGGCGTCGGGGTCACGGGCGAGCCAGATGGTGGCGGTGTTGACGGCGCCGAAGTCCACGCCGACCGACCGCGGCCATGAGGGCGAGATGGGGAACGATCGGACCTTGTGACCGCCCTGCTCGCGGTAGTCGTCGCGAAAGTCGCTGTAGATGATGCCAGCGGGCCGGCTGTACTGGCCCTCGTAGAAGAGGGTGAACTTCCAGGCGGGGAGCGACCGGCGCGCCCGCTCGTACTCAGCGCGGGGGAACATGGGGTTTTCGACGCTGGCGAACTGGATCACGTCGATGTCGGGGTCGTGCGCCTTCCAGCGGTCGAAGATAATCTGCTTCATCCAACCCAGGTTGTAGATCGTCGTGCCGCCCAGCACGCGGCCCTCAGAGAGGGACAGGCGGCGCAGCACGGCCTCCCAGCTTTCGAGGCGAAAGGTGTCCTGCCCGACCTCATCGAGCCAGGCGCCCTTGGCAGTGGCGCTCTCCAGGCTGTCGGAGTTGGTGGCGCTGCCAAAGATGACGCGGGTGGTCGTGTCGGTCGTCTCACCAAACATGCGCCGGGCGCCATCGGGCGAGAACTGGAACACCTTGTCCATCGCCTGCCACTCGCCCAGGCGCCAGGTGTGCTCGAACCAGTTGCGGAACTCTGGCAGCATCTTGCGTTTGAGGAGGGGGAAGGTAGCGGTCACGGCGAGGTAGTCACCGGGGCCACAGCGTTGGATCTCGCGCCAGAGCCAGAGCGGGCCGAACGAGGTCTTGCCGCCCTGCGTGCCGGCGAGCATGAACACGAACCGGCGCTCAGAGCGCCAGGCGCGTTCCTGACCGGGGTGGAGGGAGAGCGTGACGGCGGGGATACCGCCGCGCTCAGTCGTCCGGCGCCAGAGGGCGGCTGTCATCGCCTGCGATGCGATCAACGATCAGGACGGTCGGGAGCGGCGCGCCGCCGGGGCCACTGTGCTCGGCCGACAGGCGGTCGCCATAGACCTCGCGGCGTCGGCCCTTGAGCAGGAAGATCGTCAGGGTGGTGTCGCCGCCGATAGCGCGACGGTAGCCGCTTTCTTCAAGCGCGTCGGTGGCATCCTCGTGGGCATCGTCCATCGCCTGCGCGAACTCAGGATCAGCCTCGCGCCAGTTGTAGACCGTGCGCCGTCCAACGTCGGCGGCCTGGGCGGCGTGGTAGATCGTGCCATGGGTGCGATAGGTATCCAAGAACAGGCGCTTTTTTTCTGCTGTGCCATTGCGCCGCCCGACCATCGCCTGCCCCCGCCCACAAAAAAGCCCGAAGGCGGCCAAGTGGCGACACTTCGGAGCATACACGCTTCCAAGTATGACACCGGGTGTCAACCGGTGTTACCGGCAGTAGCCCCGGTTCACCGGCTGTTGCCTGCTAGAGCCGCCACCAGAGTCTGCCT